GCGAGCTGCAGCTTTGTCTGACCAGACTCCGCCGCACGCGTGAGGAGAGAGTACAGGTTTGAAATACCTTAAACCACCTCAAAAAGACTGAAATGGGTCTAACCGCTCAAGCCTGGCACCCATCCCAGGCACCGGCGACAACGGCCGCCTCGACTACCTCGGCCGCCCGCTCGGGCGACCAGTCCACGAACACCGCCAGCAGCTTGCTCAGGCACTCGTCAGGCCCGGCGGAGTCCAGAACCACCTGCCGGACTGGCGCAAGGCTTCCGCGATAGATCCGCGACAGCCTCGCGGCAGCCTCGCGGGAGATTGAATTCGCCGCCACACCGGCTTCACTGACGGTCGGGAGCGCGGACAGGTGCCGAGTGGTCAGCGCCGGCATGGCGCCAGGCGCGGCCGGGGCCGGGGCCGGGGCCGGATCTCGCTCGATCTCCAGCCCGACCCGCTTGGACAGGACTGGCAAACTCTTGTCAGCCAGCCGAAGCCCGGCGGTCTTGAGCTTGCTCAGGACTTCGGCCGTGGTCGAGTTCTCCTCAGGCTCCTCGCCGCCAAAGGTCACATTCGGCACCGCGCCCGCGATGTGGTTCAGCCTCAAAAACGGCTTGAAGAGCTGCTCGCGCAGCGTCTGCGCCAGGCGCTTCTTGTCGTTTTGGGACATGTCGCCACGCACCTGGCCTTGCAAGTCACTGGCTCCATTGCCGAGTCCCTGGGGGCTCGCTGTCGAGCTGAGGGTCTGGCCGAGAATCCGCCGGCTGATCTCATCATTGCACAGGCGGAAGAATTTCTCGTGCGCGTCCGCCGCGCCCGTGTTGGCCTGGATGAGCTCAATGGCCGTCCCGCTGCTCACCGCCAGGCCGCCGATGCGTCCAGCGAGCCGGAAGGCCCGCTCCAGGATCTGTCGACTGCGATCATCAGACTTTTCAAATTTCCCCACCGGAAATGGCGTCCCAAAGCGGTCGAGAAACCTCGCCCACCACTCGCGATCCTGCGTCTTCAGGAGAAACCACCACAGCAGCGCTCGCATGGGGCCGCCCCAGTTGTCCGGCAGCTTGGACCGGCTCAAAAGATGACCCCGATGCGTGATGTATCGGCTCGCATCGGGCCGCACGAAGCGCCCCGTGGGCTGACCATTGACCGGATCACACACGGCCACCTCCAGGCAGCCGTTCACAAACCGAAACAGATGATCCGGCACCGGCACGAACTCGCCCCAGTCGAGCGTCAGTCCGGGCACGTCCGCCGCGCGGTAGGTGCGCTCGACCAGGCTCAGCGGCCAGACGATGCCCCACAGCAGATCCGCACACAGGCCGTTGAAGTCGGGTCGCCGGTCAATGGCCGCGCGGATGGCATCCGCCGCCGCCACATCGTCCGGCTTTTCCGGATTGATCGGCGCGATCACCGGCTCATCGCCGAGGATCGGCAAAAACCGCGCTTCCAGGCAGCTTTGAATGTGCGAGTCGGCGATCAGCACGTCGCGGTAGGTGGCAAACAGGAGACGCGTGTCCCCCAGCTCTGCCTGAGTGATCGCGGTGAAAACGTGGTCCGCGTCAAACGTCGGGAGCGTGCTGCTCGGCTCACTGCGGAAGTCGAGCACGGTCTCGGCTCGACGCGTCAACAGCTCCGCTTCGAGATCTCGGAGGCGGCTGGCGAGTTCGGCTTTGGTCGGGGCTTTAGGCATGGAAAATTCCTTTCACGTAGTCTAGGCCGCGTTGGAGCCAGCTCGGATGCGGACTGCGCCCGTTGCTCTCGCCAAAGCTGCCCACGGGCATGTCGAAGGCTTCCACCTCGTCATCCGTCTCCTGTTCCAGGATGCCGAGGGCCACGGCGTCGAACGTGTCGCCATGTTGCCCCTGGGAGCCGATGGAGGCATCAAAGCTGCCCGCCCGGCGCTTCACGAGCATGAAGTCGTCATAAACATACCGCCCGCCCGGCAGGGAGAGCTTGTCACTCTCCGCGAGATTCGAGAGACGGTTGCCTTTGTGGGCCTTCACGTTCACTGCGAAGCCGTCCACATCCTTCTGGCCCTCCACGTTGGCACTGCCGATGTAAATGGTGACCTCACAGAGGCCAGACAGCTCACTTGCGAGTTCCTTGGCGAAAAAGGTCTCCGAGGTCCCATCAATACCGAGGCCGACGACCTGGATGCCCGCCTGCTTGAGGGCAGTCACCACGGCCTTCACGCGCCCCTTGGTCACGCGAGGATCTGAAGTCTTCCACCAGGCAAGCGATGGGACATGGAAGCCGTCCAGCTCCGCCATGACAGCCGCGAAAGCGGTGGGATTACTCTTCTCTTTGGTCGTGGTGCCGAGGTCGAGACCTAGCGACACTTTGCCCTTCGCGTGAGTAATGAGGCCGGCGGGCAAAGCGAAGTCCAAAGCCTCCGCAGGCTCCACGGGCCATTCCGTGGCCGTGCTGCGGTCTCTGCCGCGTTTCTGGGCAGCTTCGAGCTTCACGGGGCTCACGGCGCTGGTGCCCACTTTGGGGCGCACCAGGCGGTTGCTGCGGTCCCAGCCTTCCTTGTCCGGTGAGGCCTCACGGGCCTCATCCGGGGTGATCTCCTTGCCCGTGTCCGGGTGGTAGTTCTTCCGACCAGCGAGGGCCGCGTCATCCACCGTCACACGATGCACCCAGATTCCGGCCCGGTTTTCAAACCAGTTCCCTTCCGCGTTGGCAGGCCAGTCCTCCTGACCGTTCTCCTCAGTGAAAAGCTCATAGCTCCAGTCCGCATAATCCGGCGGCGGCGTGCCAGCCATGAGATAGCAGAAGGTCGGGTCCGTGCTGAAGATGGGCTCCATCTCCGCCATCAGCGTTTTCAGATCCTCGACAAAAGGGGCTTCGTCGATCTTCACACTGCCGGTCAGGCCGCGTGCTGTGCGCACGCTAGCCGCGATGACTTTGAGACGGCTGGCGATGGTGTTGGTGTGGCGGAGACGGACCTCGAATTTGTTGTGCTCCAGCACATCAGCCAGAGCGGCCACGTCGATGTCTTCCGGGAGCTGCCGCCACGAATCGGCATCGTTCACATGGCGGCGTTCACCGGCCACGAGCTGCTTACCGCGCTCATCAGCCCAGGCCTGCATGTCCTTGAGGAACTGCTTCCAGACAGAAGCCTCCTTCTCTGGCATTTCGGTGCCGAGATTGAGCGACGCGGTGGCAAAGGTGATGAGCCGCCCTTCGTGCTCTGCCATTTCGAGGAGACTCTGCTCTGCTAACGTGGTCGTCTTGCCACCCTGGCGGAGCCAGGCGAGAAAGTAGCGGCGGAGGTGCTTGTTCCCCCAGAAGGCCTGCTCTTGATAGGCGCGGCGCTTCTTCATGCAGCCGCCTCCTTCGGCTTGCGGAATTCCGCCGGGCCGATGTTGGCTGGCATCTCACCAAACCAGAGCTGAATGAGCTTGGCGACTTTGGTGTCTTTCGTCTCGCTGCCGAGGGCGATTTCCTTGGCCCGCTCATCTTCGCAGTAGTCGATGAAAAGTTCTGCGGTGGATCGCTGAAACTTGGCCTTCTCCAGGGCGATGCTTTCCCCCTTCTGCCCCACCTCGACCTTCTTCACTTCGAGCTTCTGCGCCTCCAGCTCCATGGCGCGGATTTTCGCCACGGCGGCGGTGAGCTTGTCCACGGGCACGCCGGAAAGGGTCTCCTTGCCAGTGGTCTCATCGAATTCGACCTCGCAGCCGGCTTCCAGGGCCTCCTGCAGCTTGCCTGCCGCGATGGCGAGCAGGCCTTCGCTCAGATTGCCGCCGCTGGCCTTCGCCAGACGCAGGCTCAGCTCGCTGAGTTTTTCTATTTTGTGGATGCGAACTTGATCTTCCAGCCATTCGGCAAATCCACCCTGCCGCCACACGCTGAGGTTGGCGTCGCTGATGGGCTCGCCACCAAAATGCTTCTCGATCACCGTCTTCGCTTGCGGCAGCGCATTGAGCCATTCCAGAATGGTCTGGCCGCTCTCATTGTCCCGCAGGCGCGCGTTCAACTCCTCACGCACGGTGAGGGGCAGACGCGCGATCTTGCCGGTGCGTGCCATGAGTTCAGCGAAGGGCGAGATGGACGGCTTCCAGCTTCTTCTCGGCGGCGCAGAGCTTCTCAATCAGCTCGTCGCGGGCCTTGATGAGGTGCGTCTCGTGCTGGCGCTTGCGGTCCAGTTCGTCACGCAAGCGGTGGATGGTGGCCGCGGCGTTCTCCGCCTGCTCCCAGACGGCATCCTTGTCTTTAACCTGGGCTCTCAACCTGGCGGCCGTGTGGGTGAAATCGGCCAGCGCAACGGCATGATGATGGCGCGCCAGCACCAGCCTGGCCTCCGGGCTGTCAAGGATGCCCAAGAGGGCGTTGATGGCATCCTCTTTGCTGACCTTGGAGTCTGGCGGAAGAATGGCAAAGAGCGCCGCCTGGCAGCGTTGGAGGATGTCGATGGGATCTGCGGCGATGCCGATGGTGGGTGGTGTGGGTGTGCTCATGGGAAACAGAGTTTCAAAACCGCCGCCGGCGTGAGGAAGCCGAGCGTCACGAGATCGCCCCGGCCACGGGCGGAAAAAGTCTTGGTCGTGATCCAGTCGCCTTCGCGATCCTGGCGCGGATCGCGGCTGTCGAGGCTCGTGTTCGCCTCAATCGTGCTCATCTGCTGATGAGCGATGCTCACGCTGGTCACGATGCCAGCATGGCCTTGCGCACTGGTGCCGTGTCTCGCGAACCAGATCGCGCCTGGCGCCGGCGTCGGGGTGGTGAGCTTGCGCTCCTTGAAGGCGTCAAAGCTCACGCGCACACCCGGCCCCATGAGACTCAGAAAGCGATCACGCTCGTCCTTCGTGGCAGCGACCCGTTGCAGCACGCGACGCACCACGGCCTCGCAGAAGGCCGCGCAGTAAGCCCAGCCGGGTTGCCAGGGCGTCGGGCGCATCAGTTCGCGCAATTCAGTGACGAGCGCCGTGTCCGGGCCTGGTGTGGCGGGATTGTCCCACTCCGCATTCGGCCGCACTTCACGCAGGCCGACAAACCGCGAGGCCTCGCGGATGATCATCACGGCGAATTGCTCGGCGCTGAGCTGGATCACGTCGCGGCTCACTTCATGCCCCTTTCCTTGAAAGTGATGCCCTGGCCAGTGATCTGGTAAACCAGCGTCGGGTCGAGGCCGCTGGTGGCCGCGCTTTCGACATGGTGCATGCGCTCCAGATCGGTGAGCGCGAGCTTCACCTCGTCGAGCGAATAGTCCCGCGTGCGCAGAAACACAGTCCGGATGGTCTCGGCGGCATGGGCGCCATGACGCCGCGCATACAGCGCCAGCAGCACGTCCACCCGGCAGTCACTCACTCGCTGTTGTCGCTCGTCTTCGCTCATGAAGGACTTGTTCGCTGTTCTCTGTTCGCTGTTCACCGTTCACACCGTCTCTTGCGCACCGCGCACCGCGAACCGCGAACTGCGAACTGCGAACTGCGAACTGCGAACTGCGAACAGAGAACCGCGAACTACTCCCTCTTCGTCTTCGGCGTCGGCACGATGGTGAAGCGCTGCTTGATCACCTCCATGGCTTCCACCTTGGCCTTCTGGCGGGCCTTGTCGGCATGGTTGACCGTGATCTCGGCGCCGTGGCGCGACAGCACCGCCGGCCACAGCGACAGGGCTGCCGTCAAGCTCTCCTCGAAGACGGCCTGCTCCAGTGTGCGGCCCCATTCGCCGCGCATGGCTTCGATCAGCGTGAGGATCCAGCCGGGGCCGTTGCACTCATTGAGCTGCGCGCCCATTTTGAAGAGCGCCTCTGCCAGCTCGCCCTCGGTCTTCGGCGGCTCTTTGCCGCCGACTACTTTCCCGAGGTCTCACCCCCGCTCTGCATGCGGCGCGTTTCGAGCGCCACCCAGTCGAAGAGCGCCTTGTAGTCTGCGGCGGTGAATTGCAGGCCGAAGTCGATCACGGCTTCATAAAAGGTCTCCACCGCATCGGCCTCCTTGCTCCGCAGCATCGCCCAGGCCCGTTTCGGATCGGCTAAAATAAAAGCGGTGGCCGCGCAGTCGGCCGATGGATGATCCAGGATCGGCTTCGCCTTCGCAAAGGTCTGCAGACGGTCTTGCATCAGCACAAAGGCCGGCATCAGCGGGGGAAATTTGACACCCGCGATGACCACGCCGTCACTGGCGGCGTCCAGCAGTGTCGCGGCGTCTTCGCCGCCCACGCCCCGGGCGCTCGCGGCCTGTTCGGCGGCGATGCCGGCATTGAAGGCCATCTGATTCGCCTCGCGTTGGGTGATGACAGGCTTGTTGCTGGAAACTTGATCCTGGATGCTGGATGCTGGTGGGGGAGGAGGGGTGTCGTTCATGGGATTGTGAGGGTTGGAGGAGAGGGCGTTAAACCGGCCGCCCTCTCTCATCGCGCGGAGCCGTGCGCGCTGACTTCAGGCCTTGCGGCGTTCCGTCACTGAGGAGAATTGTCGGAATCTTTGAGCTTCTCCGCCGCCATCTTCGCGGCGATGCTCTTCAGCTTCCCGCGCTGATGCACGTAAAGGAGGCTCAGCAACGTCACGCCACTCGCCGCCCACGCCACCGTGGTGAGGCTTAGCGCCGCTTGCGCGGTCAGCAGCAGTCCGCAGACGATCACCGTCCAGAATTCAGTCGTGGAGACGCCGGGCTTGAGAGGGATGTTCATGGACTGATTCACTGATTCACTGACTCACTGATGCACTGGCCTACTGGCTCTCTTCAGCCCTCGCACCTATGCTTGCGCGAGAGCTGCTTGAGAATCAGCGTGCGGGCCGCGTCTCATCGGCCCGCGTCCGCGCCAGTGACTTCCGCCTTCGCGACAGCGGCCGCATGCGTGGCGATTTCCTTCGCCAGCGCCGCCTTGGCAGGCTCGGCGTCCGCCACTTCGGCGATGAGATCCTGGCTCACGACACTGGCGCCGTTGATCACGGCGGGCGGTGGCACGGCGGCCGGGGCGGCTTCGGGCGCCAGGTGGCGGCTGGCCAGCGTGATCGCGGTTCCGGCGGCTTGCAGGCCGATGATCGCAGCCTCCTGCTTCAGATCCACCTTCTCGCCCGCCAGCGAACGCGTGGCCACCAGCAGGCTTGCGGCGGCGATCTCGCGGCCGATCTGCTGCGCATCGCTCTTCGTCAGGGCGGAACACGAGTTGAGATTCAGCCCGCCGATGGCGAGCGCGAAAACAGTGATGAGCTTGAGTGTGGTCTTCATGGCTTGAAAGGTGAAACTGCGAACTGCGAACTGCGAACTGCGAACCGATCACGCCGCCGTCGCATTGACTGTGCTGCTCCACTCGCCGGTGCCGTCCGCGTTCTTGGCCGCCACGCGGTAGTGGCGCGTCTGGCCCGTGGTGACGGTGTGCGTGTAGGTGCTGGAGCTGGGCTCGTTGATCGTGCTCCAGGTCACGCCGCTGTCGCTGCTGGCCTGCACCACGTAGCCGGTGGCGTCGGTGATGTCCGGCCAGTCAAGCACGATCTGGCCGCTGCCGGCCGTGGCGGTCGGCACGGGGATGCCGATGTCGAGCAGGTAACGCGTGCCGGTGAGCGTATCGAGCCGGTAGGCCGGCGTGCCGATGAGAGAGTCCCACATCTTGATGGGGATGGACATGCCGCGCTCCTTGGCGTCGTCATAGGTCACTTCGACGCCCGGCATCACACGCGCGGAGATCGACAGCACCGGCAGCGTGATGATCTCGTAGAGCTTGGGAGCCGTCACGGTCGCGTCGAAGAACACTTCCATCGTGGCCTCGCATCCCGGCTTCTTGATCACGTGCGCCCGCAGGCTGCCCGCGCCGTTGCTCAGCTCCTCCTCACCACCGGTGCGCTTGACCTTCATGCTCTTCACACGACCAAAGTCATCGCCGAGGATCGCGGTGCCGATCACCACCTGGGCATCGCCCAGCACAAGCACGTCGTTTTCAGAGAAGGTCGTCGAGAAGGAGGACATGCCCATCCCTCATCCCGCATCCCTCGCCCCTCATGCCCGGTGCCGTGCGTTGCTGGGGCTGCTTGTAGCTGAGGTCGTTGACCTCAGGGCCTGGCCTCAGCGAGGCCAGCTACAGGGCGCGCTGTAGCTGAGGTCGTTGACCTCAGGGATTGACCTCAGGGCTGGCCTCAGCGGGCTCAGCCACAGACTCGCTGGCAGGCTCTTCGCCCTTCGCCCTTGGCTCCTCGCTCTTTTCCGGCAGCTCCTCCGGCAGCCGCTCCAGCACCGCGCCCACGGCGCTGAGCTGGCGTTGCGCCAGCAGCGCATTGCCAGAATTGACGGCGGCCACCAGGGCCGCGATTTCGCTGACGAGCACTTGCTTCTTCATGGGGTGCAACGTGAAACTTGAAACGTGAAACTTGAAACCTCAAACCTACTCCGCCAGCGATTCCAGCGCCGCATCACGCCCGGCTTGCAGCGCCGCGCCGATCTTGACCAGGTCACCACCCGCCGCCGCGATGATTTCATCGGCCACGGTGGTCATTTGCGCTCGCAGCGCGGATTTATAGGCCGCCTCGTGACGTGCGGTCTCCTCATCAACCTCGAGTTGTTTGAGCTGCTCGATGGTGAGCGGCGGTTGGCCGGAGCTGGCGTTGAACGGGTTGAGGCGGGCGGCCGTCCATGCGGCCACCGCAGAGTCAGGGATGGTGAGCGTGATGGTCATGATGCTATGAGATGACGGCGAGTTTGCGAGTTGTTCCGGCTCCATCTTTGACGGTGATGTAGCCTGTCACTGTCTCGGCTCCGAGGGCAGAATGAACGCCGAACTGCAAAGAGCCCACGCCGGTCGAGCCGTTGGACACCTTGAGATAGCCCGCTGAGCCCCAGACGAGCCCCACATCGGCGGCGTCGGCGCGAGCGTTAGCGAATTGCACTTGGTATCCGCCGGAAAAATAATCGTTGGAATCCATGAACGTGGTCCTGGCGTTGCCAAATCCCACGTTAAAACTGGTCAGCGTGATATATGCACCGCCCGAGAACGCTACCGGTCCTAAGACGAGTGACCCCGATGAGGTGGTGAGTCCTGCGCCGTTTGGCACTGTAATGACGCCATCGTAACCAACCTTCAGCTTGCTGCTGCCGTTGAGCTGCAAGTCGATCAGATTGCCAACAAAGGCAGACGCGGCATTCACGCCAAACATCGTTCCGCTCGTGCTCCAACCCGTGCTGGTGGTGCCAGTGGGCTCGATCAAATGCAGCGGCTTCGTGGTCGTGGCCGTCCCTCCGCTGAACGGTGTGCCCGTGAATTTGCACGCCGGCGTGCTCGCAGCGCCATTGGTGCTGCTGATCAGTGCTCCGGTGAGCGTGCCGCCCGCCAGCGGCAGGTAGGAGCCAAGAGCCGTCTGCACAAACGCCGTCGTGGCGATCTGCGTCGTGTTCGTGCCATTGCTCGCGGTCGGAGCCGTGGGGGTGCCGGTGAGTGCGGGCGAGGCCAGAGGGGCTTTGAGCGCCACTTCCGCCACATCCGCCTTGCCCGAGATTAGGCTCGCGAGCGCGGCATCACTGCCGCTCACAGTGTCAGACAGAGTGTCGAGATCGGCCTGGCTGGCCTTGGCGTCCAACGCCGCCTGCAAGTCGGTCTGGTCCGCCAGCGTGCCGCTGATGCTGCCCCAGGTGCCGCCGCCGGCGGAGGCTTCCCAGCTCAACACCCCCGCGCCATTGTTGGTCAGGACGCCGGCGGTATTCGCCAGCGCGGCGAAGGCCGTCAGCAGCGCGTTCAGCGGCTGCTTCGTGGCCAGACCGCTTTCAAGCTCCGCCTGGGTCGCCATGTCCACCGCGAAGCCAGGATTCGGATAAGTGCCGCCGAGCACGCCACCTGCGCCGCCGGTGGGCGTGCGGGCATTGGTCACGCTGGCATCGTTGGCGTTGAGCTTGGCGTCCAATGCGGCTTGCAGCCCCGTCGTGTCGCTGATCGCATGCGTGTGCGTCGCGTCGGCCTTGCCGTCCAGCCCGTCATAGAGCTCGCTGAAGTTGTCATTGCACTTGTCGAAAGCAGTCCGCGCCTGGTCCCCGGTGTGGTCATTCGGGGTCGTGCCGAGGTTGATCGTCTGCTTTGCCATGGCGGGAGCGTAGGGCGAAGGGCAAAGGGCGGAGAGCCCTGAAGCGGCCCTTGCGAGGCTCTGTAGCTGAGGTCGGTGACCTCAGGGGCTGGCCTCAACGAGGCCAGCTACAGTCACGCCTGTAGCTGAGGTCGATGACCTCAGGGATTGGCCTCAACGAGGCCAGCTACAGCCACGCCTGTAGCTGAGGTCGGTGACCTCAGGACAGTCACGCGATGACCTGCACCGCACCGGTTTCATCGAGCCGATACGCCTCCGCGCTCTCCATGCTGTCCCACTGCGCCACAGGAATGCGCAGCATGCGCTCGCTGCCCTCCTCCCACAGCACGGTGACCCCTTCCATCACCCGGCCGGTCACGCCCACGAGCGGCAGCTCGATGCTTTCCAGCAATCCTGGCGCGGCCACGCTGGCGTCAAAGCAGCATTCCAGCTCGCACTCAAAGCCAGGGTTGTTGATCAGCAGCACCCGCAGGCTTTCAGCGTCATCCAGGATCATCTCCCTCTTACCGGTGCGCACCAACGTGGCCCGTTTGATCACGCCAAAGTCATCGCCTAACACCGCCGTGCCCAGCACCGGCACGGCATCGCCCAGCAGCAGCACGTCATGAGGTCCGAAGGTGGTGGCGAAGGTCATGCTGGATGCTAGATGCTGGATGCTGGATGCTAGATGCTAGATGCCCGTTGCGGGATGCTGGATGCTGGATGCTAGATGCTAGATGCTAGATGCTAGATGCTAGATGCTAGATGCCAGGATCTAGGATCTAGGATCTAGGATCTAGGATCTAGTCACGCCGTCACACTCTCCGTCGTCACCGCGCTTTCTCCAAAGGCCACCGTGAACTCGTTTGCGATCTGCCGTGTCGGGATGTTGGGATCGTTGAGCCAGTAGCTCGCGCCGGGCTGCATCGCCGGCCACTGCTGCGCGATGTCCGCGTTGCTGAACTTGATCGCCCGGCACCACGTGCGCACCTGCGTGTTGCGCTGCATGAGCGGCGCGTTGTTCAGGCTGCTCGTGGTGCTGTCCGCCAGTGTGGTCTGAAGCATGGACGCCGGGCGTGAAACACTCACGGCATCGCCGGGGTTGATGCTCAGGTCCTTGCCCTGCTGCACGATGACCAGCATCGTCAACGTCCTTCCGCCGCGTGCCTCGCCCATCGGCGCTTCGCGCTGCCACTGCACGATCACGCGGAAGCGTCCCGCACTTGTGCCCAGCAGCCGCAGCGTGCTGTCCACGCTGTCGCTCAGATCCAGCATGCCGCCCTCGGCGGTGACTTTCGTGCGCAGGTAGGTGGCGACGGCGTTGAGGATGCGTTCGGAGGTCATGGTGTCAGTGAGTCAGTGAGTCAGTGAGTCAGTGAGTCAGTGCGTCAGTGCGTCAGTGAGTCAGTGGATCGGGGCCAATGAGGCGGTCCAGCCTTGATTGAATGCCCGCGATCCTGTCCGCATGCCGGGCTCCTTCAGACTCGCGATGTGCTTCAGCGCGAAACGCCTCTTGGCGTGCCGCATCTTGCCGGTGCATCCATCGCGCTTCTGCATGGCTCAGCCTTTCGCGTGGAGTTCGCGGGCCTGCCGCAGCGAGATCCGCCGGCACGGCTTGAAGGCGGCAGGAGGGCAAACCTCCGTGTTTGCCGTGTTCGCATCCGGGATGACCAGGTCAGCACCCAGGCCACGCGGGGCCTCTGCGGCTGTCCCACTGTCCGACTGTCCGACCGTCTCACTGACTTCGAGTTTGCTGGATGCTTTCTTCGCCATCCCGCAGCGTAGGGCGGAGGGCGAAGGGCGGAGAGTCCGGACGCGTCTCTTGCTCTGTGGCTGAGGTCGTTGACCTCAGGGACTGGCCTCAACGAGGCCAGCTACAGCGAACCGCGAACTGAGAACTGAGAACCGCGAACCGCGAACCGCGAACCGCGAACTGAGAACTAGGACCGCCTCTTCCCCAGCGCCACATCCGCCTTCGTCTCCACATGCCCCAGGGCGCGCTCGATGCTCTGCTGCCACTCGCCAAACTTGTCCATCGCCTCCTCCAGCTTCGCGATGTTCTCTTTGTGCTGCTCCTGCTGCTGCTCCATCCACTCCTCAAAGCGCCTTTCAATGCGCGCATCGCTCTCCTGGTGCTCCTTTTTGGCCTGCGCCAGCTCCGCCTTCGTGGCGTAGGTCTCATGATCCGGAGGTGTCTTGCGGGGGCTCAGTGTGAAGTAGAAACCTGCGATCTGGTTGAGTGCCAGACAGGCGGCCGCGATGCTCAACACCACCCACCCCACGGCCTCCGCAGAGCTGGGCGGAGGCATCTCGCCAGCAGTGGCGAGCAACAACAACGACGAACCGAGAACCGCGAACAGAGAGCTGAAAAGCATCCGTCACGCTTCACCTCGCGCGTGTGCGCGATGAACTCACGCGGCGGCAGATGCTCTGCGGCTGAGGTCGTTGACCTCAGGGGGCTGGCCTCAGCGAGGCCAGCTACAGGCCAGGCCTCCCTGAATCTGCGGGAGATCAACTCAACCCCACGCCAGCAACGCCGTCAACGCATGCACGCTGGCCACGGCCAGCGCCAGCCACAGCAGGGGACGCCACGTGGTCATGGGTCCTCCGTTTTCATCGCCTCGTGCCGCTGCCGCGCATACCAGCAGATTTCATCCATGGTTCTCTTCATCTGCTTCAAGGTGCTGGCGATATAGATCACAAAGAAGGGCATCAAGACCGACACGATGGCGAGAATGACAAACAGGAAGCCGGGGAGTAGTTCGTTCATGGTGGTGGTGTTGACCTCACGAGAGTTTGAGTTGCTTGAACTGTTCGAGCTTTCGGAGCGGTCGCCACGTGGTCATCATTCCTCCGTCTTGATCGCGGTCTCCACGACTTTGCCACCTGCGAACCGAGCGCGGAAGGTGCCGAACTCCGCCCATCCCGTGGCCTTGTCTTTCTCCAGCGCCGGGCCGTGCATCGTTTCGACTTCCGCCAGCGGCGGAAACAGGAAGCAGAGAAGGTAGTCCATGGTCTTTAAAGTTCCGCGTATTTGGCGAGTTTCGTGCGCTCCCACAAGGCCTCAAAGCCTTGCACGGCGTAATCAAACTGGTCCTTCGTTTTGGCGTGCGGCATGGCGTGAAGGAGGGCGTGACATCCAGCCAGGAGAGAGTCGCTATCTGTGGGTTGCGGGAAGGGGCCGGGAATAGAGCTGCCGGCGCGCGGCGTGAAGTGATAGGGGCGCACGTCCTCTCTGATTTCATTTTCCTCATCCGTCAAAAGCCATTGAACGGAAACGCGAAGTGAATTCGCCAATTTTTTGAGGTTGTCGGCATCAGGGATCACGCCCGAAAGCCAGCGGCTCAACGCAGAGGCCTGCACGCCCATGGACGCCGCGATGGCCCCCTTTGAGCGGCCATCCCTTTCGACGGCTTGCTCCAGGCGTGAAGCAAAATGCTGCTTGGCGTTAAAATTTGCTTGCGCGGTTTTCACGGATGAGTTAAAACGGAAAATATCATTTCGGAAATCTCATGGCAAAACCGCAACCCGCAACTCCAATTTACCACGGCCGCAAGTGGCCGGTCGGTCTGACCAATGCCGCGAAGCGCCTCGGCTGCTCAGCTGGTCATCTCTACCAAGTGCTCACCGGCACACGCAACGGCCCGCGTTTCGTGGATGGTTACAACGCCCTTGTGGCGGAGCTGAAAGGAGGCGCGCAGTGAAACTCACCTCCGCTCTCGCCCTCCTGCTCTTCGCCGCCTTCTGGGCGGACATGGCACGCTCGAATGTGCGCCTGGCCCTGCTCTCCCGCGCCCAGGGGGATGCCGCCCGCTGCCAGCGGGATCTCGCCGCCGCCCGGGCCGACGCCCGCCATCACCGCGCCCTCGTCACCATCTGGGCCTCGCATTCCCTGCCTCACTGATCTCCGCCCCCGCCGGTAGCCCGGCATCTGAACCGCGAACTGCGAACTGAAAACATGAAGACCGCCCTCCCCTCCAATACCCGCCAGTCCCTGGCCCACTCCGCCCGCGCCGTGCGCAGCATGCGTGCCGTGCCGGCTGTCATCGTCCAGTCCGGCGATGTCGCCGAGATCGCCCGCCTCCGCGCGGAGCTCGACCAGGCCCGGGCGGAACGTGACGCCGCCCTCCACGCCGCCGCCGCCCGTGCGCAGCGTGAGGACCGCGTCCGCGCCATCACGCTCCGCGTGGTGGATCGCCGCGCCGACTGGGCCGCCAAGCAAGGCCTCAAAGCCCGGCCGCTCGTCGCCCTCACCAGCCAGCGCATCATCACCGCCGACGTCTGGGAACAACCCGCCGCCGAAGACTGATACCCCGCCGCCTGCCGCATCGCCAGCGGCCCCGGCCCACTGACCCACTGACGCACCGACCCACTGACGCACCCTCCCATGAACACCGCCCTCATCCCTCATCCCGTTTTCTCGCCCGCCACGCCCGTGGTCACCGTGCGCGAGATCATGCTGGCCTGCGCCTGCATGGATCTCAAGATCACCGCCATGGAGCAGGCGGAGCAGATCACCCGCCTCGAAGAGGCCAACCGCGCCCTCAAACGACGCAACGCGGAGCTCACCCAGGCCCTCCACCGCACCGCCTGTGCCGGCTCCTGCATTCCGGAGCTGCTCTTCATCGGCACGCTCGCCGCCATCGCCATCGCCTTCCGCGCGGCCGCGCCCCTCGCCGGTCCGGCCTTCGTCGCAGGCTTCACCCTGGGCGCGATCTTCCTGGCCTTCGCGCACTACCGGGCGCACCGCGAACCGCGAACCGCGAACCGCGAACCGCAGCCGCGTCCGCACCACCTGGAAGAGCCAGAGCAGGCCGCCCGCTTCGATGCCACCGCTGATTGGGAATGGGAATCCATCCGCCCCACCCTCCGCGAGCTCGCCGAGGCCTACGCCGACGAGCCCATCCCGCACACTTTGAGCGCGGAGATCGAGGCCGCTGAAAACGAGCGCCGTGAAGGCTGGATGCCCGCCCACGTCACGCACCCCGAAGCCGAAGCCGCCCGCGCCCGCTTCATGACCACCGCCCGCGAACTCTCCGCCTCCTGATCTCCCGTCTCCAAGTCTCCAAGTCTCCAAGTCTCGTCTCCCATGTCCCGCGCCATCACCTGGATCAACAAATTCGACCTCAGCGTCCACGCGGCGGTCTCCCAAACGCCCGAAGACCGCGCCCTCGTGGAGCTGCTCGTGGCGGACTTCACCGCCAAGCTGAAGCGCGGCGTCAAACCGGAGCGCCTCATTCACGACCCGCTGCAAGTGAACGTCCTCAACGAGGTCGAGGACGGCCGCCACCGTCTCCTCGCCGCGCTGCGCATCGACAAGCTCGTCGAGCTGCCCTGCGACGTGATCGAGTTCAGCAACCCGGCGGAGCTGGTCTGTGAGAAGCTCCTCCAGCGCCGCCATTACAGCAAATCCGCCCGCGCCTACGCCCTCCGCCACATGGCCGCGAAAGCCGCGCAAGCGGGCCGGGAGGCCAGCGCGGCGAATGCCCGAGCGGTCCGCGCTGGTTCTGAAAGCCGATTCAATCGGCTTTCAGAAACAGACACCCTCGAATCCCTCGCCCTGAAGTCCAATCTCAGCGTCGATCTGCTTCAGCAGGCCGTGAAGCTGGAGCGGGATTACATGACCCGTGCGGACAAGCTCATTGCCGACTGGCTCGACCTCAATCCCGACGACAACGAAAGCTGGCTGGCCTTCCGCGATGCCAACATGGCGCTCGACATGCCGTGGAGCGTCTGGCGTGCCCAGGCCCTGGCCGCCAGCGGCCTGCCGGATGATGCGAAGAGCCACAACACGCTCCCGAAACACTTCCGCGAGATTGAAGAGGACAAGATCTTCAACGGCGTGATCGAGGCGGATGGCGAGGACGATGACCGCAAGTCCTACAGCCTCGGCGCGGCACTGAAGGCCATGGGCTCCTACTTCGCCACCGCCGGGCAGGTGCGCAACGATGTCAACAAGGACAGCCCCGTGCTGTGGATGACGCTGCGCTCCAAGATCAAGAGCTTCGGCTCCACGATGTGGAAGGAATGGAGCAGCATCGATCAGGCCGGACGCATTGAGGTCATCAAGGATCTCACCGACTCCGCCCTCACCTGGCCGGACGATGTCCGCGCCGCCCTCTTTGCCAAGCTTAGCAAGAAAGGAGGCGAGTCGTGAAAATCACCATGAACTCCCTGACGAAGGCGCTCAAGCCGCTGCTTGTCTCCGAGCGCATCGTCACGCTGCGTTGCTTGAAGGAGGCGGCGATCATCGACCAAAATTTTGCCGCAGCCGCTGCGCTCCGCGATGCCGAGAAGAAGCTCACCGGCGGCAAGTCCGGCATCAATGTGAGCCGCCCGCGTGGCTCAAAGAAAGCCCTCCGCTCTTCGCCCTCCGCTCTTCGCTCGAAGTCCCGCTAGACCCATTTCATCGCGCCCGCTCTCGCCCGTCACTCGCCGCATGCTCATGCCCGACCTCACCGCCATGCAACTGCACGAAGCCGCCACGCTCCTCACCCAGGGCTGGACTCAGAAGAGTCTCGCCCTGCGCTACGGCGTGAGCGAGCCGACGCTGTGCCGCCGCCTGGCGAAGCTGAAGGACTCCGGCGATGCCGAGGCCGCCGTGGCCAAAAACTACGCCACGGGACCGCGTGATGACCACGCGCTCACGCCGGACGAGATCGCGGTGCTGAAGCTGGGCATGCTCACGAAGCGCAGCCGCCGTCTCGCGGCGGATCTGCTTTTGCGTTCGGACTGCTGCACGGCGGAAACGCACGCGAAGCTGGCCGCCGTCTTCGATGGAGCCGCTGAGAAGCGCACGGATGAAGTCTGGCCGCGCTGGTTTATGCGCGCCTGCATCCTCACCGATGAGGAGCGCGCGGCCTTCCACGGGCCGAAAGCCTTGGCCGCAGTCGAGCCCGCCCGCCCGCGTGGTCTCATCTACAAGGATGAGTCCGGCGCCAGCCAGCCGCTCTTCGCCAACGCTCTCTGGGAGTTTGATGACGAATCCGAGAACACGCCCTGGCTGGAGATCGACGAGGACGGCAGGCCGCGCGTGAACCGACAGACGCTGAAGGCCATCGACGTGTACTCATCCTTCTACCTCGGCATGCGCGCCGTGAGCCGCGACAGCGACGGCTACCGCATCGAAGACCAGGCCGACTTCCTGCTCGAACTCATCGACGCCCATGGCCTGCCGCTGCGCGCCCGCATTGAGCGCGGCCCCTGGGACAACAACTTCTGGTTTGGCTCCCCGCTGCCGAAAGCCTGGTGGCACACGCCGGAGTGCGCCTCGCTGCGCTGGGGTGGCATCGACATCTCCGCTGGCGGCCCCATCGGCGTGATGCAGGCCTTCAAATCGCGGCAAAAGGGCACCATCGAAGGCAGCTTCAATCATCGCCAGAACCTCGCGGCCCATGAGACGCTCGACATCGGCCGCGAGCGTGGCGAACACGAAGCCAATGCGCGCCTGCATCGTCTCGCGCTGAATGGCAACGTCAGCGCCATCGCCAAATTCCCGACCGCCGCCGCCCGTGCGGACATCTCGGCGGATGTGCTGGACCGCTTCAACCACGAAGCCAAGCGCCGCCCGCATTTGTTCGGGGCGAAGAAGGTCGTGCCTGCTGAATTGTTCTCATCGGCAGTGCGTCGCGATCTTCCTGCTGAACATCGCTGGCGCTTCCTGCCGGTGAAGGCCGCTGTCACCGTGCGCAATGCGCACGTGAGCCTGCGCGCCAAAGGTTACGAGCTGCCCTTCCTCTTCACCGCCGAGGGCTTCGCGCCGCAGTGGGACTGGAACGCCTGGCTGCCGCACGGCTGGCGTGTGCTCGCCGCCTTCCACCCGGCCCGCCCGGATCTCGGCTGCCATGTCTTCAATGGTCTGCATCCGGACCATCCGCAGAATCCGCGCCGCTTCCCCATCGGCCTGCCGCTGGGCATCCTGCCGCACGCCGCGCATGCTCCACAGTGGAGCGATGCGCCGGAGACCGCCGACTTCGACGGCCGCCGCAAGACCCAGAGCGCCGTGCGGGCGGAGACGCGCATCATCAAGGCGGCGAAGAAGCACGTGCGCGTGTCCAGCGTCGTGTCACGCGGCCAGGTGCGCACGATCCGCAAAGGCAGCGCCGATCCCCTCCTTCGCCTTGCGGCTTCGGAGGGCGACGCGCTCGCGCCGCTGAACCTCGACAGCGGCGCCCCGCCGGTCGGAGGGCAAACCTCCGTGTTTGCCGACGAATCCCTTGAGCGTGGCGGCGACCTCCGCAGCGCGGCTGATCCCCGCGCGGGCATCGGCGAGGCCGACCGGGGACGCCCCGGCCAGACCGCTGCTTATGCGACTGCGCACGGCCCCACCCGCCACGCTCAAGACCATTCACGCTCCGCCGCCCTCGCCGCCCTCGAAGCCCTCGAAGCCCTCGAAGCCTCCCTGGAGTGACGCCGCATTCGTCATTCCGCATTCGTCATTCGTCACTCCATGAACCGCCCTCCCTCCCTTGAACAACTCCGCGCCGCGCGTGACAGCGCCCGCGCGCGCCGGAACCACACGGCCCGCCGCCTCAAGCGCGTCATCCTCAAAATCATCACGCGCATTGAGGCCTACGAGCACGAGCTGAGCCTGCTCACCAAGGTGGAGCGCGACCTCATCGCCAACGGCACCACGGCGGAACTTTTTCCGCGACGCGCAGAAACGCGATTTGACGCATCGCCGCCGGTTTCCGCTGTCACAACCCTCGCCGCCGACTCCGACGCGCCAGAGGCGCCCCGCGAGGCCCCGCGAAACGAAATCAGCGGCCTCGCCTGGGACGATCCCGCCACCGCCGAGATGATCGCCCATCACTACGCCTCCGGGGATGGGTTTTGAGGCCAGAGATCAGAGATCAGAAATCAGAAATCAGAGATCGAGAACACCATGACCGTCCGCCAACTCTACCAGTCCATCGGCGCCAAGCAGTCCGCCGCCACCCGTCTCGCCCGCCGCCTTGAGCTCGCCGACCGTGTCAGTGATTGGCACGGCAGCCCGGCGCAACCGCAAGCGCTGCGGGATGCCCAGCGCCTCCGCATCGAGCTCTCTCGTCTTTATACCGAGATTCACACGCTCGAAGCCCGCCTGCCCACCCCCGAAGTTCTCAGCGAACGCGCCTTCAACCGCGCGCTCGCCCTCGGTCTGGAGATCGAGGCCGCCGAAGGCCTCCGCCTCAAGGCCTACCGCGAGGCCCGCCAGATCGGCCTCGCCGGCTGAGACACCACCATCATTCCACGCCAGCACCCAGCACCCATATGAAACGCACCGAAACAGAAGTCGCCGCCGAAATCGCCAGCCTCCAAGCCTGCAAAGCCTACGTCCCGCATTACAGCGCGTTCGGCGACGATAATCACGACAACATCGATCACCAGATCCGCTACCTCAGCGGAGAACTCGACATCAATGACGACCTGTCTTGGGATGACCTCCTGGAGTCCTGCCAGGCCGCTGTGCTCGAAGCGCAGGCGTGGAGAGATGGCGACTCTGATGAGCCTCCATCGGCCGGCTGGGCTCATCTCAAGCCCGCGTGATCATCCATTCATCCATTCCCATGAACGCCACCGCCACCACCCCGCCCGACATGACTCGCGAGCAAGCCCGCGAGCTCAAACAACTCCGCGCCCGCGAGGCGCGGCTTACGAAGACGCTCAGCGTTGCCGAGCGTCGCAATCGCGCCCGCATCGCCCGCCTGCGCGATGAGATCGACCGCAACTGGTCGCGTCTCTCCCGCGAGCTGGGCGTCCAGTCGAGGGCCTTTGCCAAACCGCTCCGCGCCGAGATCCGCCAGCTCACCACCCAACTGCATCGCGCCACGGAGAAGCGCACGCCGGAGCACCGCGAGCTCGCCGCCATCGCCAAGCGCATCGGCATTCTCGAAGGCCGCCTCGGCTCCTAATCCAGCATCCAGGATCAAGCATCCAGCATCCAGACCATGAAGACCAAACCCGAAATCAAACTCCCCACCGAGGCGGAAATCCCCGCGCTCACCGACCGCGTTGCCGAGATCAACGCGGAGATCCAGAAGCTCAGTGTCGAGAAGAAAGGCATTGAGGCCCGCCTTGAGGCCTACGCGCTCGCCCACAGCGAGCGCCATGAGCCGCTCAAAGACGACAAGCGCGAAGGTCGCCGCATGGTGCTCTCCGGGGCGCGCCACAAGCTGCCCATCGTCTTCGCCTCCGACCTCATCATTCAGAGCTTCCGGGATGGCAGCGACAAGCACAAGGAGCTGATCGCGTTGCTCTGCGAGGAGATGAGCGAAGGCGAGGCTCCGAAGGCGTTGAAGAAGTTCTTCGAGCCGCCCTCGAAGTGGGAGAACCTCTTTGACAACGGCGTGCGTTTCCGCGCCGCCTGTGCCGAGCGCCTGCCGAAGAGCATCGCCGCCAAGTTCATCTCCGCCTGCACCCAGACCGACAAGGCCGGCATCAAGAAGAGCAACGTGTCGTTTGACTACAAAGCCGCCGCCAAGGTGGATGGACAGGAGGACGCATGAGGACGCATTGCCTTATCCGCGTGCGCTGGGAGCGCGCCGGCCAATTCAAGGCCGTGTCCATGGATCTGCGTGACCGCAAGGAGGCCTCCAGCACCTCCAGTGCTGAGTCCGCCGTGCTGGCCTGCGCTGCCAAAGTCCTGAACTGTGGCGCGGGTGAGATCGCCATCACCCCGCCGCGTCGCCCTTTGAAGCAGATCGATGAAGTAGTGACTGTGACCAGCACGGGCGACTGGCATGCCTTCGAGTGCGTCGTCAAAGGCAGCCTCACGCAGATGGACCTTCTGCCGGGAGGTGTGTCGTGAACGCGCCCGCCCTGGAGGGCAACGCTCCGGCGTTGCCGACTTCGGCAGGCCCGGAGGCTTGCCCTCCCGCCACGGATGCGTTGACGGATCGCGTCAACGCCTGGCTCTCAGTCGCGATGACGAAGGCTGTCGTGCGTCCGGTGCCGGACACAGACATGCACCTCGTGACGCTGCCGCCTTTCAAGCGGTTCGCCAAGACGGCGCAGAGCGAGAGCTTCGCCCTGCGGGAGCTGCGCGACCAGCTCGAAAACTACGCCCGGGCCGAGCTCATCGCCGGCCGCGAGCTGCATTCGTGGGAGAGTCCGGCGCCGGACATCACACCGCAAGCGAAGCGCCTCGTGCGCCTCTCCAACCTGCGTCACGAGCTGAAGGTGCGCGCCGCCGCCTGGGGCGGTAAGCGCCAGCTCCTGCCCGCCGGTGCGGTCGAGCGCTGCCTGGCCGACATCGACGCCACGGTGACGCGCCACGCCATGCAGATCCAAGGCGTCACCCCCCCGCCGCGCCAGTGAGTCAGTGAGTCAGTAGCCAGTGAGTCAGTCACAAACCGCGAACCGCGAACTGCGAACCTCTTAAAACCAAAACCCCCGGCCCGCCGCGAGCAGCGAACCGGAGGCTCCATGAAGACGCTCGAACCCTCCCAGATCCGAACAGCCCATGAATGCCACCCCTCCCGCCCCTGACACAGACACCGCCCGCCAGTTGAGCGAGGCCGCGTCAAACATCGAAACCTACCGCGCCGATTTCGGCCTGACGAAGGCCGCGCTCCTGCGTCAATACCCGGAGCTCGGCACAGACCGCACCTACAACAAGATCATTGGTGCGGACTATGCGCAGCTCGACCTCGACAAGTGGAGCGACAGCTACGCGCACGTCTGGCGCCAGATCAAGGATGCCGACAGCGCCGCTGATGACAGCCTCATCCCCACCTTGACCGGCCCGGTCGAACTGTGCCGCTCGTATCTCGAAACGCGCCTCACGAAGGGCAATGACCGCTTCATTCTGATCCAGGGCGAGTCCGGTGTGGGCAAGACCAGTGCCATCCAGGTGATGCTCGGCAAGCCCTACGGCGGCCTCATGGTCGTGGTCGAGGCGCTCGATGTGTGGAAGAAGGACAACCGCAATACCGCCGTGCCGCTGCTGCGGGCCATCGCGGAGGAGCTGGGCATCAAGGATCTGCCTGCGCGCCGTGACGCGCTGATGAAGGAGGTCATCACGAAGCTCAAAGGCCAGCGCCGCTGCCTGGTTGTTGAAGAGGCTCACCACCTTTGCCCTCAAGGCCTCAACACGCTGAAGGCCCTCATCAACCTGACGCCGACGATCATCGTCGCCACCGCGATTCCGCAGCTCTGGGACCGGCTCACGAGCTCGCGGGACACCTACATGGAGGTGAAGCAGCTCATTGGCAACCGCCTCGCGGAGCGCATCCAGCTTGTGCTTGGACACGACGACATCCGCGCCTTCCTGCTCGCCCGGGGCGTGGTGCTCACCGCTGCCGAGATCGACGCCGTCGCCGCCCGCCTGCGCGAAACCGCCCGTGGCAACGGCTGCCTCAAATTCGTCGCCAAGGCCACCGCACGCTTCCTGCGGGAGGTCAACAAAGGCGAGGCCAGCACGAAAGAAGCCTTCTTCACCGCCATCGCCACCGAGCAAAAGCGCCGCTGAACCTCATCCCCTCCTACTCCTCCTACTCGTTCTCGTTCTCGTTCTCGTTCTCGATTTTTAACACCATGAAAGCCAAGCCCATCACCAAACGCCAGCCCGTCAAACGCTCCAAAATCCCCACGGTGGTCCGCATGCCGTCCACAAACGAAATGCTCACCGCGCTTTTTGGCGAGCCAGCAAACCATCTCACGGAAGACGATGTCGTGTTCGTTGGTCACGTCATTAAAGAGCTCGCTCGTGCTCGCGGCAAATTCCCCAGTTCCATTCACAGCTTCGCGGCTCTGGTCGAAGAGGTGGGAGAGCTCGGCAAAGCGCTCATCTCCGAAGGCGATGGAAGTGTTTACGCTGAAGCCATGCAGACCGCTGTCATGGCCATCCGGGTGGCGGTCGAAGGTGACAGCAGCTTCGCGGTCTATCGCGACATGAAACACCTGAAGGCCTGAACCGCGAACAGCGAACCGCGAACAGCGACCAACATCATGAACGAATTCACCATCGAAACCGCCACTCCACCGCCCTGCGGCCGGGGTCGTCACGGGCGGGTCAAGAACGACCTGCGCACCCGCATTGAAGCCCTGGAGGCCGGCCAGGTGCTGCGCTGGCGTCCTGCCGAGGCCACCAGCCGCTCGCGGGCCAACGAAGTCGCCTGGCTCGTCTCCAAAGACTTCCCCGGTCGCAAGTTCACCGTGCGCAAAGAAAACGGCGGCTTCGACATCTACCGCACTCTGTAGCTGGCCTCGCTGAGGCCTTCTGTGGCCCGGCCTCGCTGAGGCCGCCCCTGAGGTCATCGACCTCAGCTACAAAACCTCATCCCTCATCCCTGCCATGATGTCCAAAGACCAACTCATCCAGCTCGGCATCGCCGCCACCGCAGCGGTGAAGCACCAGCGCATGGTCGGGGCATTTGAGATCCCGCCGGACATGGCCAACGCGTCGAAGTCCGCGCAGAATGAATTCTGGCGTCATCAGCAGGTCGCGCTCGCCACGCAGCGCGTGTGCAGCTTCAAGGACATGGTGAATGACGAGTACAACCTCGTGATGCAGCACTTCGAGGCGCTGGCGGGCCCGTTTTGGAAAGGCCGCGCCACCAAGCGCACGGTGAAGGTGATTGAGAATGCCGACTGCGACCGCGCGCCAGGTTGTGAATACGTGCGCGATCTGCGCCACTGGATGGCCAAGGCCGGCTTCAAAGACGGTTACCTCTTTGTTATTTTGCAGCAGCGCTTCAAGGGGGCCGACATCCGCAGCCTGCGCACCTGGCAGCTCAAGCAGCTCCATGACACCATCGTCAACCGCTGCCGCGCCAAGCTCGGTCTCGGCGATCCCGACAACCGGAACAAAAAGCAAAGACAAGGAGACCGGGAGACCATCAGGCAAGGAGATGCCAAGCCCGCCAGTCTCCCCGTCTCCAAGTCTCAAAGTCTCCCTGCCTCAGTGACTCCGCCCGCCGCCGGCGCCGCTCCCGCGCCCGTCTCCCGCTCTCGCGAATACATCCTCCGCCCCCGCCCCGGCCAACGCGTCAAAGACCCCGAGAACGAACCCTTCTGACTCACTGACTCACTGACTCACTGACTCACTGACGCACTGACGCACTGACTCTCCGCTCTCCAAGTCTCCCCGTCTCCTCGCCTCCAAGTCTCCAAGTCTCCCCGCCATGCCCTCCCCCACCGAAGACACCTTCCCGCGCCCCGTCTGGCCGCTCACGGTTCACCCGCGCATGATCGGCCTGCGCCAGCCCGTGCCGATGGAGCGCATCCCGGGCCTCGGAATCTTCCGCTGGCACGATCTGGAGGACGGCACCTTCGAGCCGCGCGTGGAGCTGCATGACGCGTGGATCCGTCTCGGCGAGGTCGAGTCACTGCCACTCGGCGGCCTCACCACGGAGGTCACGCGGAAGCTGATCGACGGCGGCTTTGTCTTCGCCTGCTCGCCTGCGCCCAGTCTCACGCTCGTCAACATCTCCGACCTGCTGCGGCACCGTGAGGAGACCAGCGAAGACCCGCAGTGGTGGACGCCGGACAAGCTGCGTCGCTACAAAGAGGGCGATGCCGCGCGCGAGTGGCCCATGGGCCGCCGTGCCACGCTCCCGGCGGAGAAGGGCAAGGTGCGCGCCATCGGCATTTACGAGATCACCGCCACACGCACGCAAGGCGAGATCCAGCTCAATGCTGAATACCGCGTGCGCGAAAGCTGGATGCGCATTTCCGAAGTGGAACGTCTCCCTCTCGGCATCAGCGCCGAAGTCATGTTCCGGCTCATCCGCTCCAGTTTCGTGCTCGGCACCGTCGCCGCCCCTGCGAGCACCTTCATCGACGTGTGGGATCTGCTCCGCCACTACGAAGAGACCAGCGGCCCCAACGCCGCCGAGTTCTGGACTCCGGACCGCCGCAAACGCTACGCCGAAGTCGGCAGCATGCGGAGTGATGAGGGCTGAAGTCTCATTCTACTGCCCCCATTCTACTGCCTTAATGAAGACTCCCGATCACGACATCCTCGCCAGCGTCGTCATCACCGCGACGCTGAAGCTCTGTCGCCGCATGGATCGTGGCAATACCAAGCGCACGCGCACCTATGCGTTCTCCCTGCACGGCGATGGCGTGGGATCGAAGGGGCTGCATCAACTGCCCTCCGAGCTCGCCAGCCTGGGCGGCGAGATCATCGCCAAGACGCAGACCTGGGAAGGCGGCCCGCGCACCCCCGGCCGCCCGGTCACCGATCCGCTGGACACCCTCGCCAAACAGCAGGCGGCTGATAGCATCACACCGGTTCAGCGGGCCATTCTGGATGCAGGAAAGGGGTGATCTCAAACCAATCTGTGGGGAAACCTTCTCCGCAAACGCCGCCCGAACTGAGAACTGCGAACTGAGAACTGCGAACGGATCGCCATGTTCACCTTCACCCCACTGCCCCACGAAGAAGCCGTCCGCCGCATCGCGGAGCTGCCGCTCGTGTCCCGCGAGGTGATGGATGAGATGCTCCCGGAGCTGCGGGCCTATGCGTTCACCATCACCGGCCTGGATGTCGGAGACCAAATGGCCAAGGTGCGCGACGTGATCGCCGCCGTGCCAGCGGGGGCACAGACCTGGGAGAAGGCACGCCGGGCCATCGCGGCGGAGCTGGTCGATGACCTCGGCGGCAAGGCCAGCCAGCGCCGCGCGGAGCTGCTGCTGCGCACGCATGTCTTTCGCGCCTACGCCGCCAGCCGTTACCGCCGCCTGATGCAGCAGATCGATGTCTTCCCTTATTGGCAGTACAAGACGCATGGCGATGGCAACGTGAGGCCCAGCCACGCCGCGCTGAATGGGAAAATCTTCCCGGCGGGCCACGACATCTGGCAGCGCATCTTCCCGCCGTGGGACTGGGGCTGCCGCTGCCTGGTGGTGCCGCTCACGAAGGCGGGCATGGAGCGCATGATGGCACAGAGCGGAGAGCAGAGGGCGGAGAGTCAGAAGGATGGCCATTTGCTCCCGACACAGATCGCGAAGCCGGAAGTGTTCACCGACCGCGAGGCGACGCTGATCGATAAAAATCAACGCCTGCCGGATGGCAAGCCGCTCAACCGCACGCCCACGTGGGCCGATGCGCCGTGGTCCATTCCTGGCAACATCCAGCACGATTGGAAGCTGATCAAGGCCCGCTACGACGACCAGCCGGAAGTGCTGGCCGCCTTTGAGGCCTGGGCGAAGAAGACGGAGATCTCCAAAGGGGTGACCGTGAGCCAGTGGATCGGTGAAGGCAAGGCCAGCGCCAAGAAGGCGGTGAAGAAAGCAGCCGTGAAGGCGCTCAAGCCGACGATTGCCAGCCTCTCGCAGAGCCTCCAGGCGGAGATCCGCGCGGCCGGCGCGGCGGCGGATGCCACGGTGAATTTCAAGGGCGCGGATCTCGCGGTCGCACAGCAGATGAACGACGTGGTCCTGGCTCATCTGCGCGACTTCCCCGCGCTGGCGCAACGCTTCGACTTCATCGGCACCAACGCGGCGCAGGGCGATTATATCCGTGAACGCTTCCTGGCGGAGGCGCAGCACTACGCGGACCTCTACTGGAGCAACTCAAGCTGGCCCCAGGATGAGATCGACCGCCGCAAGCGCGAGATGATCGACCGTTACCTGAGCCGGAAGATCACGCGCATGCCCAAGGCCTCCGCGTTCTACTCCGCCCGGGGGAAGGGCAAGGACATCCTCGTCATGAACAAGAAGGGCGCGAACCCCATCGCGGCCGAGATCGCGGCCATGGATCGCGCGGTGACGAGCGGCTGGTGGCCCAAGACCATCCAGGGCACGCCGCCCGGAGCGCACATCACCACGCACGAACTGGGGCACGCCATGGACGCCCTGCTCGGTCTGCGTCGCCAGCCGGAATTGCTCGACCTGTGGCGGAATCGCGTATCCCAATTCAGCCGCGCCGAGGCCGCCGATCAACTGAGCATCTACGGCACCACCAACATCGCTGAGATGATCGCCGAGGCCTGGACCGAATACCGCCACGCCCCCACGCCCCGCCCACTCGCCGTCGAGATCGGCCGCCTTATCGAGCGGGCATACAACTCACAATTCCCCGCGACGGTCTAACCCACTGTCCCACTGTCCCACTGTCCTACCATGACCACACTCCCCCCTCTCTGCCTCGACTGCATCCACCTCGACCCCGACGCGCCCGCCTCCACGCCTCGCTGCAAAGCCTTCCCCCAAGGCATCCCGCCGCTCATCTGGCTGAGCGAGATCGAGCACACTCAACCCATTGAGGGCGACAACGGCATTCAGTTTGAGGCGAACGTCTAGCTATGGCACGGCGAAACAAGACTTCGTTTCCTGAGAGCGTCTTATCGCGCCAAGTGGCTCCTGAAAAAAGGCGTCACGGCGAAAGTCACAATCAGCGCCGAACGACTCGACGTGGTAGTCACTGCCTTCTCGGCAGGTGTCGCGCTGCCCGGCGAGTGGAAGTCCGAAGCGGAGGCCGTCGCATGTGGAACCGCATGGCTCGCGGAGAAAGCAGGTCTGGCGAACGACAAAGCTCACCCATGACTGCCCCTCTCCAGACTATCGAATCACCGGACGGCTTCGCGGGGCAGTCATTGGGTGCAGCGCCTTGTTCGCCATTGGTGGCTGCGTTGTTCGTGCAGGCCGATGGCTGCTACTCCAAACTGCCCACGGTGGACGCATGGCCCGAAAGTCGGGACGCTCGCCGCTATGACGGAACACTGCCTGTCGTGGCGCATCCGCCATGCTCTCGCTGGTCGCGTCTGGCTCGCTTCTGTGAAGTGCGGCACGGCCTGAAAGTAGGAGACGATGGCGGGTGCTTCGAGGCTGCGCTGAAAGCCGTCCGCGCCAATGGCGGCGTAATCGAGCACCCCGCCTTCTCGAAGGCCTGGGCACACTACGGCCTGCCAAGGCCGGACACAAAGCGCCAAGGATGGACGGCGGGAACGTGCGGCGGATACTCGTGCTACATCGAGCAAGGCCGCTACGGGCATCCGGTCAAGAAAGCAACGTGGCTCTACGTCTATGGAGTCCCCGCCGAAAAGCTGCCGGCACTACGCTGGGGGCACACGCCAGACAGCCGAGGCACAATCTCAAAGAATCAGGACTGGAGAGGCGGCATGGACAAGTGGCGCGACTCAACAGGCCATCGAGCGGCGAACGCCACACCGCTCGAGTTCCGCGATGAGCTGATACGCATCGCATTTATGGCGAACACCCAAATCCACTCACCGCATGAGCGCCCCTGACTTCAACTTCCCCAGCAACTCGACCGCTCATGCGGTTGAGTGCGATAATTTGTTCGCCTTTCGCGAGATCGCTGGCAGATGCACAGAAGAAGAGTGCTTGGAGATCATGGAGGACTGTCTGTTGAGTGACGATCCGGTCATGCGTGGCAAAGTGAAAGGATTCTACGAAGATCGACTTTTCAGCCTTCAGCGACGGAGGAAAGAAGTGGAGCACTACGAAGCAATTTATGATTGAGGCGAACAACAAGCTCACCGATGCCGGGACAGAAACGCCATGAACTCGCCTGAGACGCAATCCCGGCATTCGGTGCAGCGTATGGTTAGCCGCCTTCGTTGCGCAGACCTCTTTTGCGGGGCTGGCGGGGCAGCGGTCGGACTCCACCGCGCTGGCTTCGACGTGGAAGGCTGGGACATCAAACCGCAAAAGAACTTCCCTTTCGTATTCCATCTCGGAGACGCCCTGGAAGCCGACCTGTCTGGCTTCGATTTCGTGTGGGCAAGCCCGCCGTGTCAGGAACACACCGCGCTGCGCGCTCGTGTGGGCAAGCACTACGAATGCTTCATCGAGCGGACACGGGCAAAACTCGAAGCGTGGGGCGGGCCATACATCCTCGAAAATGTCGTGGGCGCCCCGCTTCGCGTGGACGTGATGCTGTGCGCCGTGATGTTCGGGCTGCGCGCCTACCGGCATCGAATCTTCGAGAGCAATGTCCCGCTGAAACCTCATCCGCTGCCACACCCGAAACATCCGGTAGCAGTGAATCGCCGCAAGAAGAACCGCCGCGGGCACTGGGACGCTGGCGGCTTCGTGACTGTGGTCGGTGACATTGGGCGATACGTCGGGCCGGAGGCGATGGGGATAGACTGGATGACTGGCAACGAACTCTCGCAGGCAATTCCGCCGGCCTATTCTGAGTTTCTGACGCGCCCGATAGTTGCGAGACTCAAGGCGGCTAACAAGGAAGCTCATTGACTGAGCCTGGGCGAGGCTCAATGCAGCGGACGTTCGCCGCAAGTCTCCGGGTCTCCCTGTCTCCCGGTCTCCCTGTCTCCGAGTCTCGCCACCATGGCCGACTCCCTGACCCTCGAACTCAAGCGCGACGACATCAGCCCCCGGCTCGCGTCACTCGCGGACGACGAGCTCAGGAAGAAGATCCTGCTCGGCGTCGGCACCGTGATCGAATCCCACGCGGTGCGGGCCTTTGACGAGCCAGACCTGCGACCGAAGCCGTGGCCCGCCCGCAAGAAGGCCGCGAAGCATCCGCTGCTCATCAAGTCCGGCGATCTCCGTCAGAGCATCCACACGCAGGTGCAGGGCGCGGACAGCGTGAAGATCGGCAGCCCCAAGATCTATGCCGCCGTGCATCAGCTCGGCAGTGACAAGACCAGCGGGCGCGGCAGCGGCATCCCGTCCCGCCCCTTCTTTCCCGTGGTCGAGAACCAGCTCACCGGGGATGTGCGCGATGAGATCCAGGACGTCGTCGATGCGCTGATCGGCGAGGCGGGGCAGTGAAACAGGAGGCCATGAGACGTGAGACAATCAGACAAGCGGACAACGAGACGGAACCGCCGGGGTCTCATTGTCTCAGGGTCTCATTGTCTGATTGTCTCCGCCCATGTCCAAGCCGCTCGAACTCCTCACTCTCCGCGCCAACGCCCCGCAATTCGATCCTGCCCAGGGCGAGCAGGGGCTGCCGCCGAAGATCCTTGTGCTGGCCTGGGGCGAGCATGCCACGACCAAGGGCGTGGTGATCTGCGATGACACGACGATGCGCCAGCTCGCCGCGTTCAATGCTGCGCAGAACTGGGACCGCATCGCGCTGGACTTCGAGCACAACAGCGTGCCAGGCTCTCCGACCTACGCGGGCGAGCCGGTGAAGATCGCCGGCTATGGCACGCTTCAGCTCGTGGCCGGGGAGGGCATCTACCTGGTGATGTCGAGCTGGACGCCGGAGGGCAAAGCCTTCGCCGCTGGCGGCCACTATGGAGACCTCTCGCCTGTCGTGAAAGTGAACGACCGCAACGAGGTCATCGGCCTGCACAGCGTGGCCCTCTGCCGTCATGGCGCAACTCCCGGACTTGTCTTCCTCTCCACCGCCGGATCCATGCAGACTCCGACCGCTGCGAACCGCGAACTGCGAACCGCGAACTCCACCTCCTCCACCATGACACCCGAACAACTCATCGCCAAACTCGCCGAGATGCTCGACCTTGCCGCCACTGCCACCGCTGACGAAGTGCTGGCTGCTCTGACTGAAAAGATGAGCGCGGGTGAAAAGGAGCTCACCGCCGCGAAGGCGGAGATGGAGAAAAACAAGACCCTTTCCGCCGGCACGAGTGACGAGCTGAAGCTGCTGGCCGCCACGCTCAAAGAGCAGGGTGAGACCCTGAAGCTCCTCACCACCCAGCAGCTCGAAAGCCAGCGTGGCGAGATCATCGCCGCCGCCGTGCGCGAGGGAAAGCAGGTGCCAAGCATCGCCAAGTCGATGGCGCTGGATGATCTGAAGAAGCTCTGCGCCGAGCTGCCCGTGACCGTGCCGATGTCGGCCCGCACGCTCGAAGGCGTGATCCCGCTCTCCACGCTGCACAGCGAAGCTCCCGAAGCCAAAGCCGTCTCCGAGATGACCGGCGTGTCCGACGAGGATCGCAAAAAATACGCCAACCGCTGATCTCTTCCCGTCTCCAAGTCTCCACCACTCCAAGTCTCCACCTCTCTCTAAACCATGAGCTCCGCCGCTGGCATCTGGCCCGTCCAAAAACTCAGCCCCGCTGAGGCCGTCTATCCGCATCACAACGTGGACACCGCCGCCCCCGGTCTGCCGGTGAAGGCAGCGCACAAGATCTATCAAGGCGTGATGGTCGCTTACGACCCGCTTCTCAGCCAGGCGCAGTATGCAGACCCCGCCATGCCGGCCGAGGCCCGCGTGATCGGCGTGAACACCGGCGACACGGTGGACAACCTACTTGGCGCGAAGGGTGATCTCAAAGTCTCGCCCGAAGTCGGCGTCTTCCGCTTGGCCAATGATGGCAATGTGACCGCCGCCAGCCTCTACCGCCCGGTGCGCGTGATCGATGACCACACCGTGGGCGTCCCGGCGGGCACCGGCGCGGACCGCATCGCGGGCATTCTGGTCGGTCTCGAAGGCACCGGCTACTGCTGGGTGCTCATCAGCCCGGCCGCCAATGTGGCCTTCCAGCCGCTGAGCCGCGCACGCCGTGTGATCGTGGATGCCGATGGTGCCACCCTGACTGCTGGCGACAGCGGCGCGGTGATCTCCAATGCCGGCGCTTCCGGCGCGGCCGTCTTTGCCCTTCCGGCCGCCACCGTGGGCCTGGAGTTCTACTTCCTGCTCGAAGCCGCACAGGAGCTCCGCATCGACCCGAACGGCACCGAGACCATCGCCCTGCCTTCCACCGGCGCGCAAGGCGCGGCGGGCAAATACCTCTCCGCCGATGCCGTGCGCGAGCACGTGCACCTGATCTGCCTCACTGCCGGCACCTGGGACGTGCTCGACTACTCCGGCACCTGGACCGCCGAAACCTGATCTGACTCTCCGCCCTTAGCCCTTAGCTCTTAGCCCTTAGCACCCACTCCGCTCCCCATGCCCGCCATCGACATCAACTCCGCCGCCGCCCGGACTCGCCTTCGCGAGGACTGGAAAACCGTCATGTTCAAAGGCTTCGAGTCCGAAGGCGCGAAGAGCGTCACGGACTTGATCGCCGAGAAGCAGTCCAGCTCCGCCGCCGTCAACGTCTATGACATGCTGGTCGCCCTGCCGGTGATGAAGCGCTTCAAAGACCAGATCAAGGTGCAGGTCACCGCCCGTGCCCAGCATCGGATCGAAAACGAGGAGCTCGAAGCCAGCGTCGAAGTGCCCCAGGCCGCCATCGAGCGTGGCGAGGCCGCGCAGTTCAACAACAAGTTCACCATGCTCGGCTACGCTGTGCGTCGTCGCCCGGACCGCTTCCTGGCTCAGCTCCTCATCGACGGCTTCAGCACGCTGGATTACACCGGCACGAACTTCTTCGCCGACAGCAAGCCGCATCTGCCCGGCCTGCTGGACGCCGGCACCTTCGACAACAAGATGACGGAGAAGCCCTCCGCTGGCTCCTGGGAGGCGGCGAAGCAGAAGCTCAATTACATCCTCGACCCGAACGGCGAGCCGATGAACGTGGGCAGCAAGCTCATGGTCATCTGCTCCAGCAAGTGGGCCACGACCTTCAAGAAGATCCTCAATGCCGAGACGATCCTCGAAGCTGGCACAACGAGCGACATCGCGGTGAGCAACATCTACCGTGGCGATGCCGACTTGATCGAGTTCAAGCACCTCAACACGAGCGCCCGCCAGGATTACTGGTTCGTGGTCAACGTGGGCGAGCCGGTGCGTGCGATCATCGACCAGACGGAGACCAGCCCGCGCTTCTACGCGCAAGACGATCCGAACACGCACAAGGACGCGTTCGACCGCCACGTCTTCCGCTACCAGGCCTACCAGCGTGCCGCTGTGGGCTTCGGCCTCCCCCAGCTCATCATCGGCTCCACTGGCGCGGACAACGCGCTGTGATCGTAGTCCGCGAGCCTCTCGCGGTTCATGGTTTCAAGTTTCAAGTTTCAAGCGATGGCGAAACGAGCACACAAACCGGAGGGCAAGACTCCTGTCTTGCCGAAGTCGGCAGACGCAGAGGTCTGCCCTCCTGTGGCAGCGCCCGCCATCCCTGCCCGCAGTGCTTCGCTCAGCGATGCAGGCGGGGAACCACCTTCAGCCGCTGGCGCATTCACAGCGACCGATGAACCGGCTCATGCGGAGGTTTTGGGGGTTTCTCCTCCGCAGGCGCCTTCATTGGATGAATCCACTAATCAACCCGCGAACACCACCGGGTTGATTGTGCCCCCTGCGGAGTCCGCTTCGCAGGAGGGCCTCAATCAGCCCAACGAGCCCGTTGACCCTGCGAACGCAGGCGAGGGCGCTGGTGAAATCGGGAGTGGCGACGACTCGTCGCCAACCAATCAAGCCGACGATTCGTCGGCGCTCCCCAGCGAGCCGCATCCCGCCATCGCCCTGGCCCAAAAGCACCGCGTGGCCGCTGGCAAACCCCGCGACGGCCATCCCCGCTACCGCACGCCGCCGCCCTATGACATCTTCGCGGCCCGTGCCGCGAAGCAAGGCCGCAAGCCATGATTGTCGCGGCGGCCCTCGGCTTCCTGCTTGGCGTGATCGTGTTCTTCGTGCTCGATGACACGCTGGGGGAGTAGGCTCTGTAGCTGGCCTCGCTGAGGCCATCCCCTGAGGTCAACGACCTCAGCCACAGCTAAGCTGTAGCTGGCCTCGCTGAGGCCGCCCCCTGAGGTCAACGACCTCAGCCACAGCCACAGACACCCCGCAACACGCGCCCGCTGACTCTCCGCCCTCCGCCCGCCGCTCTACGCTCCGGGCATGTCTGACTACCTCGCCCTCGCCGATCTCAGCGGCCAGATCCCGCCGCAGTTCCTCATCCAGGCGCTCGACGATGACAACGATGGCGTGGTGGATGCCTGGGACGCCGTGAAGGCCATCGTGCAGGAGGAGGTCGATGCGCTCCTTGAAGGCCGCTTCGCCGTGCCGCTCACGTTTGACCCGATGCCCAAGATCATCAAGCGCGCCGCCACGGCCTTCGCCTGCGAGCTGTGCTACCGCCGCCGTAGCACGCCGGACAATGAGAACCCCTGGAAGGGCCGCGCCGATGCCTTCCGCAAGACGCTCGCCATGATCTCCGCCGGTGACCTCAAACTCAGCGTCGAGCCCAATACCGACGCCGCCGTGATCGATCCGCCCGCGAGCATCATCACCTTCGATAGCGCCCTCGGCGCTCCCGGCCGCCCGCTCTGCTGACTCACTGACTCACTGACTCACTGACTCACTGACTCATTGACGCACTGACGCACTGACGCACTGACGCACTGACTTATGGCCGACCTCTCCATCACCGCCGCCTCGCTCGCCTTCAGCGCTGCCGCGCTCGCCACCCGTCAGCGGGCGATCAGTGGCGCGGCGCTGGCCCAGGGCGACATCGTTTACGTCTCTGCCGGCGTCGCCAACCTGGCCGATGGCGACAGCGCCACGGCGGCGGCCCGCGTGCCTGCCGGCATGGCCTGCAATGCCGTGGCCGCCGGCGGACAGCCGGTCGAATACATCGACCTGGACGAAGCGCTGACGCTCGGCTCCCACGGCCTGGCCATCAACACCGTGCTCGTGCTGAGCCGCACCGCCGGCAAGATGATGCCCGTGGCCGATCTGGCGACGGGCGATTACGGCGCGGTTTTGGCCATCGTCAAAAGCGCCACCCAAATCAGCTTCAACGCCCGCCAGCTCCTGCAATCCGGCGCGGCCACGGCTTAACCGCGAACAGCGAATCGCGAACTGCGAACGGCGAACAGCGAACTAAACCATGAACACGCTCGAATACATGCTCAAGCTGTCGGACGGATTTTCCGGGCCGATGAAGAAGGCGCGTGATGAGCAGGGGCGATTCATCGCGGGCAGCAAAGAGGCGGGCTCAGTGTCGTCGGGCGCGTTCCTGAAGGTCTCCGCCGCTGTCGCCGGCATGGTCACCGTGCTCGCCACGGCGGCCGCTGCCGCCACGGGATTCGCGGTCAAGTCGGCCGCCGCTGCCGAGCAGACGCTGATTCAATTCGAGACCCTTACGGGCTCCATGGAGCAGGCCCAGGCCACGCTGGCGGAGCTGCAAGCCATGGGTGCGCAGACGCCCTTCGAGCTGCCGCAGCTCGCCGAGGCTGCAAAGAAGCTGCTGGCGGCCCGCGTGCCCACAGCAGCCCTCAAAGACGAGCTCATGGCGCTGGGCAACGTGAGCGCGGCCACCGGGGCCGACATCGGCAATCTCGCCACCGTTTACGGACAGATGGCTGGCCAGGGCAAGATCTACGCCGAGGACATGCAGCAATTCGTGGAGGCCGGCGCGGGCGAGATCAAACAATCGCTCGCCGAGGCGCTGAGCGTTTCAACCGCTGGCCTGAACGACCTCATGAGCGAGGGCAAGGTGGGGTTCTCCGACATGCAAAAGGCCCTCCAGCAGCTCGCCGGCGAAGGCGGCCGCTGGGCATCCAGCATGGAGAAGCAGAGCAAGACCACCATCGGCCTGTGGAGCACGCTGAAGGACAACATCGGCGCGGTGTTTCGCGAGATCGGCAAGCCGATCAATGACGGGCCGGTGAAGGGGTATCTGACTCAGCTCGTCAGCATCACAGGGAGCGCCAGCACCCTGATCGCCAAAGCAATTGAGAAGGGGAAGGTGGGTGAGGCTTTTTATCACGTGATGATGATTGCCCGCATTCGCGCCTTCAACGCGATCGTGGAGCATTTCCGGAACCTGCCGAGCCTTATCATGGGCTCACTGGAGAAGCTGAGCTCCATGGTGGCGGCTGCGATCATGGGGGACTTGGAGATGGTCCGTGGGATCTGGCAGACGATCACCACTGGCAAACCGATGGATGAGACGCCCCACGTTAAAGCGCTCCAAAACATCATCGGAACGGCAACGGAGGCTACTAAAGCCCTCCAGGAAACGACCAACTGGGCAGAGAAGCTCAACGCAACCACTGATGATGACGCCAAAACCGCGAACAAGGCGCAGAGCAAAGCCAAGACGGACAAGGACAGCGCCGAGGCCGGCCGCAAAAAGATCATGGGCTTCAGCTACGCGAAGAGCGGAGCCAACGCGGGGTTTGGCGGGCTGGCGGAGTTTGACGCGCTCCAGGCCGCCAAGGAGTTTGGCTTCAAGCCGGGAGAGTTGGGGCGTTTTAAGGCCGGATCATCCTGGCAAAAGGCCAACGGTTTCGACACAGGTGGCAAAGGCAAAACGGCTGCCGCCTTCAGTTCAGGCGCGTTCAAAAACGCCAGTGATGCCGTGGGCCAGGCCACGGGCGGCAGCGGCATGAAAAAGACTTACATGGGCGGTGGACTCGGCTGGCTGCATTCCGTCAACGGCACCACCGGCCTCAAACCCGCCTTCACCCCGAACGTGCCGCCGCCCGGGACCGCGAAGGCTCAGCAGCAGCGCCGCGAGGCCGCCGCGAGCGCCGCGAAGGCTGCCAGCGGCGCGCATCCGCTGGCCGAAGCCGTGATGCACATGAAAGCCAAGCTCGACACGCTCGCCGTCGCCACCTGACCCATTCGTCATTCGTCATTTGATTCATGCCTCTCTCCGACCGCGCCAGAACAGCCGTCCTCACCTCGCTCTCCGCCGGAGTGTGGACGGAACTGAGCCCGGTGCCGACGCCCCAGGAGCACGGCTTCGACCACCTCGACGTGACGGTGATCTGCGACTTTCGCGGGCAAGCCAAGACAGCGCTGGAAGTCATGGAGATGTGGCCGCTGGGCAAGCGCTACGGCAACAAGGACTTCTGGCTCCGCAACGCCACGCCGCAGCGGCGCGGCGGCCACATCTGGCAAGTGGCGCTGCATTACGAAGGCCGCATCCGCGCCGACAAGCCCACGACCGCCCGCCGGCTGGCGACGAACGAGATCATGCAGATCGACGCGCTGGATCTGGGCGATGCCGAAGTCCCGGCGAATGTGCGGGAGGCGAACCCCTCCATCGAGATCGGCTACGTGCAAATCGGGGGCACGATTCCGACCGCGCTGGTGGGCACCGCTGGCACGCCCGCAATCACCACGCCCGTGCGCTCGCCTTCCTGGGCCACGCTGGCGGCCCAGCGGATCAACATCCCCAATGGGTGGGTCATGACCGATGTGGACATCGACACCATCGCGGGGAGCGATCCACAGGCGCATTTCATCCGCGAGACCTGGCAGTACGTCTTCCAGTTCGTGCCGCTATGACCAGGCCCGCCCCGCAGATCCAGACGCCCGCCGGCGCTGGGGCGCGGCTGCTCAGCGGTCGCGTGCTCAACCGAATCTGCGAGGCGCTCAAGGCTCGCACCCAGCTCAATGCACCCGGCGCGGCTCCCAAGGGAAAGACGCCTGGAGCTACCAGCGGCCCCGGGTCATTGCCGCTCGTGGTGGAAGGCGCGAAGTTTGCGCCCAATCGCGTGTACGTGGTTGGTCCGAAATTCTGGGCTCGCCTTCTGGCGCAGATGAACGGCCGCAAGGATGCCACGCAGCCACCGGGCGTCACGCCGGCCGGACTGGCCTCACACTCGACCGCCCTGGGGCAGATCGAGGACGTGCTCCGCAAGCTCGCTCCGCCTGCCAACACCCTCAGCGCCGGGCCGGACGGCTACCGTCTGCCGGTGGTTGCCTCTAGAATGGCCTCAATGCGCCTGGAGGTGGAGGAAAAACTGGCCTACGCGTCCATTTGCTCCCAGGGGGCTGCCAGCACGCCTGACTCGTTTCTCATCAAGCTCACCACGACCGACGAATGGACGAATGGCTCCATCATCTCGACCATTGAGGCTAGCGGCGTCATTCAGACCTGGGAGCCCGGCGGGGGGCCTGATGAGTGCGCGGCGCTGGTTTACGACACGAATTTTGACCCGGAGTTCGATTATGGCGAGCTTGTGGAATCGACCAGCGAGGAGGAGGTGACGAGCCATGCCACAGTGTTCGCGGCCGCGATTTCCGCTGCCAACGAGGCCACGCCGGTCGTCACCACCCATTCCTGGGAGTGGCTGGAGGCGGCATGGCGGGCAACAAGCGATCCTGGCGCATTTTCGCATGCAGTCGGGTCGCTGGTCACGGTGGGCGTCTTCACTTTTGGCGGCGCGGACGTGCGCGCCGTGACGCACCGCTGGCGCTTGGTTAACACTGGCGCGGCCACTCTTCGCGCGAGTTGGGAGCTCCGGAACGCGACCGACGCCGTCGAGGAGGACGGCGCATTAACCCTGGGCGTAGGACAGACGTCCGACTGGGTGGAGCCTCCAGCCATTTCGTCCGCTGTGTCGCTGCATTACCAAATCACCAGGCTCCGCGTCGGCCCCTGGTAAGGTCCCGCTTGAGGGGGGGCTCAGACCCATTTCAGCGGACTCTAGACCCATTTCAAAATCGAGCCGCGTTACGCGCCTGTCCGACGAGGACATCCAGGCGGCTCGCACTCGTCATCCGCGCGAGCGGCTCATTGCCAATCGAAAAAGTGACGGTCTTCCCACCCGTGCGTCCGGTGCTTTCGCGAAGCG